TAATGCCTCTCCGTTAAGTAATTCGTCAGGATTTTGCATTGATATTTCATCAATAGCAGTCATCGGAAGTATGGGTAACTCGTCCAATACAGTTTTTTCTATTTCTGGATTAAATCTGCCACCAGTAGGGATTTGTACATATATTCCCGGTTTACGGAAATATTTGGATAATGGGTTCTCATTGGTGTTCATTTGTTTGTCCTTTGATAAATACAGTATAATGAAGTTAGTAATTATGTGTATACTTAATTATTTATCTTTACCAATAACTACGAAGTTTTTATAACGAATTTAAGGGTTTTCATGGCAGACGAACAAGATGTTTTTATTTCGGGTATAAGTGGCAGTATTGCTCAATGGGGCACAGAAGCCACTGCATCGAAAATGGAATCAACATTAAAACAAATATCGGCACAAAATACTGCGATGATACAACTGATGACCGCAGTAAAGAATGGCGAGTCTGTCACACAGAAACAATTGCAAAGTGCAGTGAACGCCACGAAACAAGGAACAAAGGCAACACAGTCTGCATCGAAGAAAGATTCATCTCAAAATGCGACATCTCAGGGATTGATGAAAAGCACAATACAGTCTATCAAAGATGGCTGGAGTAATTCATCATCTGGTATTATTGACCAATTAAGAAAGAACCAATTAGAAGAGTCAAAAAATGCAAAAGCACTTAAAGTCTTAATGGGATCTGGCATGAGCAGAGAAGATGCCGCACAAACAATCAAAAATGAGCAGAGAGATAAGAAAACAGCGGGCATGATGAAGGCTATGGCAGGCTCAATTATCGCTTTTTCAGTGGCTGCAGATGAAGCCGCAAAAGTTGGATTTTCACAAAGATTTGATATGGCGACAGAACTACGTCAGTCTGGTTTGATGAATGGTCTTGGTGCTGTAAATGAAGGCATGATATCCATAGCAAAGACAGTAACTGAAACTGGATTTACTTTCGGACAAGCGGCAGAATTTACTAAACAATTTTCTGAGGCGGTTGGTGTAGTGGGTGTAAAGAGTACACTAGAATTTGTTAATAGCATGGCAACGGGTCCTGCTGGACTAATGACACAATTTGCTATGGAATTCGGCGATGTTGCTCATTTGTCTGGTGAATACTTAGACTCACTGAGGATTTCAGGTCAATTACACGGCAGAGACCAACAGCAATTAAGAGCGGGTATGGATAGTTTCATGTCTAATGTCCAGGCTACATCTAATGTATTAAAAATTTCAATGCAAGAGGCCGCATCCCTGTTAAAAAATAGTTTAGATACTGAACAACGAGGTATGCTTTTAACTCTTCCTAAAGAAATACAATCGTCTCTCAAATCTGGAATGGAGATGATGGGCGGAATGAATAATCCGTTAGGCGACTTAATAGCAACAAGACTAGGCGCAGGAAAAAATCAGTTCATGCAGACCTCACAATTTGCAGAAATGTCAGGTTCAAGGGCTGGACAAGAAATGATAGCATTTGCCAATCAAGCGGCAAGTATATTAGAAAATGGCGGTGATGAAGCATTTCAACAATTTCTAGGAGGCCAAGGAACAAATTTTATCGATAATCTTATTGCTTCGACTAGTTCGGCGGCAAATAGAGGCGTAGCAATGACTGACGGAACAATGGCATTGATAGCAGAACTAGCCAAAATGAGACAAACCTTGCCTGAAATTGGTCAAAAAATCTCCGGTGGCGGTAGAGCCGACCAAGCAGAATTAAAATTAAGAGATGTTGGCAGAACAGGCCAAGTTGCGGCAGAAGCGGCCGTTAACGCTCTAATGCCTGGATATATAGCCAATATAGAGAAGTTAACTGAAACTAATAGAAACTTCGCAGAACAGGCATCAAAGACAATTATCTCACATGCTAATGTCATCGATGGATTGATTAACTCTGCTGGAGTTGTTGAACGTTCAATAACAGGATTGGGAACGATTTTCTTAGGCCTTGGCCAAGCGGCAAGTATGGGCGTAGATTTTGTCGGTAATCTTGCGCCGATTGTTGGTACAAATATAATGAGCAATGATGAAAGAGACGCTCGTTCTTTCACTGCTCCTGGAACTGGAGACGGGCGTACTATTAATAATAATCAATCAGCAGACTTTTCTAAATACGCAAATGATATGATTAAACAAATTAATTCCGATAAAAACGCAACCATTGAACAAAAACAAGCAGAATTAGAAACTCTAAAAAACACACTAACATCTCTAATGGGGACCGGATATGCGGACGGAGCAAACGGCAAAACAATGTTGGAGTCTCAAATTAAATTATTGGGTAAACTTGAAATATTAATTGGTACATTATCACAGTGATAGGGTTGACAATGTACACGGAATGTGTTAATATAGATAAAATTAGGATAAAATTATGACCTGGAAAAAGTACTTTAAAACATATGATGGTGTACCACGCCCATCCACAGATGCTACTGGACCCGCATCTAATAATGCATCGAGTTCAAAATATAGCAGTTGGCTGCCAGAAGTCTATATGGGACAACCCAATAGAGCCCAAAGATATGGGCAATATGACCAAATGGATATGGATTCAGAAGTTAACGCGGCATTAGATACTATTGCTGAGTTTTCTACGTTGTTTAGTGAAACCACTAAATTGCCATTTAATATTCAGTTCAATGATGACCCATCATACACAGAGAATGAGGTACTTCAGAAATCATTGCGCCAATGGTGTTCAATGAACAAAATGAACAAACGTATTTTTAGAATTTTTAGAAATACAGTCAAATATGGTGACCAATTATTCGTAAGAGACCCAGAAACATATAAGTTATATTGGGTAAATCCAGCGAAAGTAGAAAAAGTTGTTGTAAACGAAGGTAAAGGCAAGAAAATTGAAGCATATTATATCAAAGACTTAGATATTAATATGCAAAGTCTTAACATTACTGCGGACACAGTAAAACTATCACAGACTGGTAGCCAGAAGATGGGTATTCCTACGTCTACTGCTGGTATGCAACAGAGTTATTCTTCTGGTGCAGAAGGTGGTTCTCGATTTGCACAAGATGTAACGACAACGGCGATTGACGCCAAGCATGTTATTCATGTATCTTTAAGTGAAGGTATCGACCAATACTGGCCTTTCGGCACAAGTATGCTTGAGCCTGTGTTTAAAGTATATAAACAAAAAGAATTATTAGAAGACTCTATCATTATCTATCGTGTTCAAAGAGCGCCAGAACGTAGAGTATTTTATATTGACGTTGGTGATATGCCAACTCATAAAGCACGTCAACACTTAGAACGTATTAAGAATGAAATTCATCAACGAAGAATCCCATCTAAAACTGGTGGTGGTGCTAACGTTGTTGATAGTGCATACAATCCACTTTCTATCATGGAAGATTACTTCTTTGCTCAAACGGCTGAAGGTCGTGGTTCTAAAGTTGAAACACTACCAGGTGGTGAAAACTTAGGTGAAATTGATGACTTGAAATTCTTCAATGATAAACTATTAAGAGGTTTACGTGTGCCACCAAGTTATTTGGGTGGTATGGATGCAAATGGTTCTGCGTTTAATGACGGTAGAACTGGTACTGCAATGATACAAGAGTTTAGATTTACGAAATATTGTGAAAGACTACAACAACTTATTGTCGAAGAATTAGATAAAGAATTTAAGATGTTCTTAAAACATCGTGGTGTTATGATTGAAAGTAGTTCTTTTGATTTGTCATTCAACGTTGTTCAGAACTTTGGCAAGTATCGTCAAGCAGAAGTAGACCAAGTAGCAATGAATGTATTTACAAGTATCGAAGGTGCAGATTACGTTAGTAAGCGTTTTGCAATGAAACGCTTCTTAGGACTTTCTGAAGAAGAAATCTTAGAAAATTCAAAGTTATGGAAAGAAGAACGTAACGTTGATGACCCAATGCAAGGCAGTGATGACGGACTTAAAGGGGTTGGAGCATCTCCAGGACCTGCAGGTGGCGACTTTGATGCTGGAGGCGATGACTTCGATGACTTAGATAGTGATGATGCAGATGCAGATGCCTCAGTTATTTCTGGTGATGAATCTGGCGGTTCAGACACTGATACTGACGTGGATGCATAAATACTAGTATGAAATATATTGAAATAAATGAAAACTATTCACCAGAAGATGATGATTTTACGGCTATCGACTTAAGTGATACTCGTAAAACTCGTCTGACTCTTGTGCATCTTTCTAAATTAAGAAAAATAAGAGAATATAGAAAGTTTCAAAAAGCATCAGAAGATGTACAAGTTAAGAAACAGTATGGACCGGCAGATGCAACAGCGGCTGGTGGTGCTGGAGAATTAGACTTATAATATCTGTATTTTGCTATTAAGTATAGTTTTAAAGAATAGTAAAACTTACTAAATATCTTAGGTTAAGAGCAATAACCGAAAAAACTGCTCATTTCCGAGTGTATTATCCATATACTCACTTAATCCCTATAAATACTTGTGTATGAAACCCACTATAGACTTATTATTAGTTTATGTGTGTGATTCTATAACCCTGCCGCAATTGCGTGGTATGAATAAGATTTTTAAGGAGACTTATAATGTCAAGAAGTACACTAGAACAAGTGCTAGAATTGTTAATCAATGAGGAAACTGCAAAAGCCGAATCGCTTTTACATGACTTTGTTGTTGAACAAGCACGACAAATCCACGAGGATTCTCTTAACGAAAGCGACACAGTTGTAGAAGAAGAACTTGAGGAAATAGAAGAGTCAGAAACTTTGGTAGACGATATCGAAGAAGATTCTGATGAAATTGAAAATGAAGAAATCTTTGACGATGAAGACGTATCAGACGAAGAGGCTATTGATGACTTAGAAATGAGTGATGAAGAAGCACCTGCTGAAGATATGGAAGACAGAGTAGAAGATTTAGAGTCAGCGTTATCAGACCTAGAAGCAGAATTTGAAAAAATTATGTCAGGTGAAGAAGATAATGCAGAAGATGAAGATGAAGAAGGCGAAGACATGGACATGGATATGGACATGGATTTAGATATTGATGAGCCAGAAATGGAAGAGTCAGTTGAAGAAACTTTCGAAGAAGCAGAAGAAACTGATGAATCAGTTGAAGAAGCGGCATCTGAAGACTTAGACGAAGACGAAAAGTTGGAAGAGTATACTATTCCAGCAACTGCTAAAGAAGGCGATGATGGAGAAGGTTCTTCACCAGTAGCCAAAGATGGTGGTGCAGACGAAAGTGATGCAGGACCAGTTGGACAAAATGATGGTAACACATCAGGCGGCTCAGCAACAGCAGGAGATATGAAAACAGGTAATGTAAACACAGTTGGTAACAAGAAAGCACCAGCACCGAAAAAAGCCTAAGTAACAAAATATCTATTTGGAGAAACCAATGACAGTTCTTATTGAAAAATATACACATAATCAAGCAAACGTTAAGTCACGTATTGTTGAGAACGAGTCAGGTGAAAAGAGTATGTTTATGGAAGGTATTTTCGTCCAAGGTGACGTTAAGAATGCCAACCAAAGAATGTACCCTGTGAACGAAATTACTAAAGCAGTGGAATCAGTCCAGAAAAGAATTAAGGAAGGATATCCAGTGTTAGGCGAATGCGACCACCCACCTGAATTAACAGTCAATGTCGACCGTGTTTCACATATTATTGAAAATATGTGGATGGACGGCTCTGACGGATTTGGTAAACTAAAAATTGTTCCTACACCAATGGGTAACATTATCAGAACATTAATCGAATCAGGTGCCACTTTAGGTGTCTCGTCTCGTGGTTCTGGTGAAGTTGACCACGCTGGTAAAGTGAGCAATTATGAAATTATCACTGTCGATATTGTGGCACAGCCAAGTGCCCCGGACGCATATCCAAAAGCAATATACGAAGGATTAATGAACATGAATGGCGGCTACGAAACATGGAAGTTAGCACAGAGTGTTCAACACGACAAGTTCGCACAAAAGTACTTGTCAAAAGAAATAGTTAAGTTCATTAGAGAACTTAAACTTTAATAGAAGAAGGAGAACCAACAATGGCAACAAATGAAATCCTTGCTGGTCTTCTTGAGTCTGACGTTTTATCTGAAGAAGTTTCAGTGCAAATATCAGAGGCTTGGGAAGCACAAATAAATGAAGCAAGAGAGGAGATAACAGCCGAGTTGCGTGAAGAGTTCGCACAAAAGTTTGAACACGACAAATCAGTAATTGTAGAAGCCATGGATAACATGCTTTCAACAGCAATTAAAACTGAAATGGAAGAGTTCAAGACAGACCGTGAACAACTAATCGCAGAACGTGTTGCATATAAGAAAGCAATTTCTTCACATGCATCTCTCCTTGAAAAATTCATTACTTCTCAATTAGCATCAGAAGTTAAAGAACTTAGAGCAGACCGCACGAAAGTAAACGAACATTTAGATAGAACTAAAGAATTCGTTGTTAAACAACTTTCACGTGAATTGGCTGAGTTCCACGATGATAAACGTGATTTAGTAGAAACTAAAGTACGTATGGTAGCAGAAGGTAAAGAAATTCTTACTAAAACTAAGAATTCATTTATCAAACGTTCAGCAGAATTAGTCGAAAAGACTATCGAAACTGCTTTACGTTCTGAATTGGCTGTTCTTAAAGAGGACATCCAGTCGGCTAAAGAAAACGAGTTTGGCCGTAAAATTTTTGAAACATTCGCAGGCGAATTTATGACCTCACAATTAAGTGAAGGTACTGAAGTTGCTAAGATATCTAAAAAATTAGAAGAATCTGCATCCGAGATTGCTAAATTAGAAGCAACAATTACTGAAAAAGAAGAAGCCATTTCAAGCGTTTCAACTGCAAAGAAAGTGCTAGAAGACAGAATGGACCGAAACAAGGTCATGGAAAGTCTTTTATCGCCTCTAGGCAAAGAAAAGCGTACGGTAATGGTTGATTTACTTGAAACAGTAAAAACAACTAATTTAAAATCTGCATTTAAGAAATATTTACCTGCAGTTTTGAATGAGAACGTCTCAATAGAGGCAAAACAATCGTTAAATGAAGGCAAAGTAACAGAACACACTGGAGATAGAGGTGCAGAACAGATGGTTAGTTCAGTATCAGAATCACAGGGTAGCGATGCCAATATAATTCAGTTAAAAAAATTGGCTGGACTTAAATAATAACCAGAAACAGGAGAAAAAGATGGAAAATCTTTTCGAAGGAAATAACTGGGACACTACACGTGAAACACTTCTAGATGGTCTAGATGGTAACAAGCGTGACGTAATGTCGACAGTTTTAGAAAACACAAAACAAGCACTTACAGAAAGTGCTTCAGCAGGTGCATCACAGGCTGGTAATATTGCTACTTTGAACAAAGTTATTTTACCAATCATCAGACGTGTTATGCCTACTGTAATTGCAAACGAAATCATCGGCGTACAGCCAATGACTGGTCCAGTTGGACAAATTCACTCACTACGTGTGAGATATGCTGAAACTGTTGGTTCAACAACTGCAGGTTCAGAAGCACTATCACCTTTTGATATCGCTTCAGCATATTCTGGCGACGGTACTAATGCTCCGGCAGGTACAGCGTCAATGGAAGGCGATGCAGGTAACAAAATGTCAATTCAAGTGTTAAAGCAAACAGTTGAAGCGAAGACACGTAAATTATCAGCACGTTGGACATTTGAAGCGGCACAAGATGCTAATTCAATGCACGGCTTAGATGTTGAAGCAGAAATCATGGCAGCACTTGCTATGGAAATCACTGCTGAAATCGACCAAGAAGTTCTTGGTTCATTGGCATCACTTGCTACAGGTACAGCATCATTCGATATGAATGGTTCATTCACTGGTACTCCAACTTTCGTTGGTGACAGACATGCGGTACTTGCAACAATGATGAATAGAGAAGCAAACCTAATTGCACAACGTACTCGTAGAGGCGCGGCAAACTGGGCAGTAGTTTCTCCAGCGGCATTGACTGTACTACAGTCTGCTACTACATCAGCATTTGCAAGAACAACTGAAGGTACTTTTGAAGCACCTACAAACACTAAGTTTGTTGGTACTCTAAATGGCACAATGAGAATTTATGTTAATTCATATGCCTCAGATGCTACACCAGTACTATTAGGTTATAAAGGTCAAGGCGAAATTGACGCGGCTGCGTTTTATTGCCCATACGTTCCATTGATGTCTTCGGGCGTTGTGGTTGACCCATCAACTTTCGAACCAGTAGTTTCATTCATGACTCGTTACGGGTATGTTGAATTAAACAACACTGCATCATCACTTGGTAATGCGGCTGACTATGTATCGAAAATTGCAATGTCAAACCTTTCATTCGTATAATATATTATTATATAAATTGAATATAGAAAGCCACCTTAGGGTGGCTTTTTTATTGCCTATTTCTAAACCGATAAGATAAATACTGTTATAGATAACTTAATAGTATTTTTGGAATAGCATATGGCACGACAGATTAAATTTGATGATACTCTCTATTTAAAAGGAGGGGAATTAGTATTAGATAATGGCTCTAGTCCGGGCGTTATTTCTTCTCAAAATGGAACAGTTAAGATTGAGGGAAATCTTACGATAACTGGTACAACAACTACGGCATCATCCGCAACACTTTCTGTCGCAGACAACACTGTTATTCTTAATTCAAATGTAACTGGTACTCCTTCAGAGAATGGTGGTATCGAAATTGAAAGAGGAACATCAACAAACAAGTTATTGTTTTGGAATGAAGCGGCTGATAAATGGTCAGTTGGCGCAGAATCATTTCTGGCTGCCACATTTGAAGGTAATCTAATTGGTAACGTAACTGGTAATCTAAGTGGTAACGTAACTTCAACTGGCACATCGACATTCACAACTATTGACGTGAATGGTGGCAATATTGATGCAACAACAATTGGTGCAACTACCCCTGCCGCAGGCACATTCAGTGCTATTACTGGTGATGGTACAGCAATTACTAACGTTCTAGTAAATTACACAACTTCTAATTTGACAGAAGGCACAAACAAATATTTTACAGATGCGAGAATAGATACCCATTTAAATCAAAGTAATCCAAATGCTGGATATGTTCTTTCTTGGAATGGAACAGATTATGCTTGGGCTCCGAATTCAGGTTCAGTCACAGCAACTAGCACAACTACATTAACAAACAAATCTGGTGCAATCAGTCAATGGACTAACGATAGTGGATTTATTACAACTGATACTGACACAACTTATACAGCAGGTACAAATGTAGCCATAAGTGGCTCTAATGTTATTTCTGCAACAGATACAAACACTACATACACAGCAGGTACAAATGTAGCCATAAGTGGCACAAATGTTATATCTTCAACAGATACAAATACAACTTATACCAATCTATCTGAATTTACAAATGACAGTGGATTTGTTACATCTGACACTGACACAACTTATACAGCCGGTGCAAATGTATCTATAAGTGGTACAAATGTTATTTCGGCAACAGACACAAATACAACATATACTAATGTATCTGAATTTACAAACGATAGTGGATTCATTACAAGTGTTCCAGCACAATCATTTTCATCACTAACTAGCAAACCATCAACACTTGCGGGCTATGGAATTACTGACGGTAGTGGTTCTCTGGACTCCAACAATGATATTGATACACATTTAAATCAAAGTAATCCAACAAGTGGTTATGTTCTTTCTTGGAATGGAACAGATTACGATTGGATATCAAATGCAGGTGGTGGCGGTTCTTATGCAAACAGTGATGTTGACACACATTTAAATCAGAGTAATCCATCAAGCGGTCACGTATTAAGTTGGAATGGTTCTGATTATGCCTGGGTTGCAAATGCAGGTGGCGGTGGTAGTGTAACACCATCAAGTACTGATACATTTACAAACAAATCTGGTGCAATTAGTCAATGGACTAATGACTCAAGTTATTTAACTGAAGTTCCAGCACAATCATTTTCATCATTATCTGGCAAACCTACAACAATTTCTGGTTATGGAATAACAGACGCATTTGATGGAGCATATGCTTCATTATCTGGCAAGCCTACAACAGTTTCTGGTTATGGAATAACAGATGCATTTGATGGAGCATATGGCTCATTATCAGGCACTCCTACTATCCCCTCAGGTAATAAAATTATAGATTGGACAGTTGACGCAGGAACAAATATTCATGCTAGTAATTACACTAACACTGGAGACACAACATATACAGCAGGTGCTGGATTAACATTAACGGGTACAGTATTTTCAAACCCGGATCCAGACCAAACAGTGTCATTGCTTGGCACAGGTGCAACTGTTGTCACAGGAACATATCCTAATTTTACTATTAATAGTACAGATAATAACACAGATACCACATATACAGCAGGTGCAAATGTATCTATTAGTGGTAGTAATGTTATATCTTCAACAGACACGAATACAGACACAGACACTCAATACACTGCTGGCTCTGGATTAACATTAACAGGTACAGCATTTAGTCTAAATGCTTCTCCTACATTTACTAATATAACAACAGCAGGTTTAACAGTAACAGGCGCAGGCAATATAACACTTTCAAGT